TACCAGGAACCACCTCCTTAGCCTGTGTAATCTCCCTTACACGGGCTTATTTTTTTTGCTTAATATATTGAAATAAATGGATTTATTTCTATCAATGTCCACACATTGACCACATCGATAAAAAAAGCCCCGTAAATGGGGCTTTTGTCAGGCTACTCTGACCAACACTATTAACCGTATTTTCTGGCAAACTCATCTTCAGACGTGCTCAAGTAGATGATGAATTCTATGAATGCGATGAGTGACGGAATGAACGTCCAGCAGAAGAGTAGATATAAAATCCCCTGCCATATTTTACCCAAGTAAAATTTGTGCGCCCCGAGGCCACCCAAGAACAATGCAAGCAATGCTGCGATGACCTTGTTTTTACTTCCCTGAATGCTCTGAGGGGCTCCACAATGCGGGCAAGTCTTGGCTGTACTGTGTAACTCTTTGCCACATCCCCGACAAAAAACCATTCCTGACATGCGTTCTCCTACTGTTTCCTTGAATCCCTTAACATTTTACAAATAATCCAGAAAAAACCTATACACCTCGGCAAAGTTTAACTTATTGCTGAAACCAAAAGCCCCGCGTTTGCGGGGCTCTTATCAAATCGCCAGATTTAGCTGATCACGCCCGTAGTGCGACGCGGGGAAAACGCCCGCCGGTATAAAGCCAGGATCTATCTTCTCCCTTCTCTCACGCCGGGTGACTATCTTTTCAACGCTGTTAAGCGTGGTGAATGACAGGCCGCATTCCATGTTCTGACACTGGTGATACTGCCTGATGGTTACTTCACTGAGTGGTTTGCTGGTACGGGTGCGGGCCGTAGCGCCGCAATGTGGACATTTGAACATAATGATGACTCCCCACGGGAGTTGAACTCGTGATCATTCTATTCAGTTTCTGCAATCCAGTCAGATATTTTTGCTTCAAGGTTAAGCTGTGTAGTAAATCCATTGCTATCAACATCATGCTGTACCTTGCTGATTATCCAGTCCTGTACATCTATATCCGGCTTGAAGCCGGTCACTGTTGCGTGCATTTCCGGGTACAACTCAGCGCGGCCCCGCGCCAGGGAGATCGAGAACTCAGCCGCCCCGCGCTGCAATTGCTGCCATTTCGCAGCCGCTGCGCGCCGGGCCGCATCTTCATTCTGAAATGTCTTACGCATGATAAAAACATTACCATCAGCACCTTCAATGTAATCACCTTCACGGCTGCTGCTCTTATCGGCCTTTTTTGTTGACGCCCTGCGGCGCACGCTTACCTTTTTCTTTTTACCAAAGTTTAGATCCAGCCAGTACGCCCGGACACCGGTATAAGCATCACGGTCAGCAATTCTGAAACGGTGCCGGTCACCGCTGCTACGCGTGATCTCAATCGACGGTATGGGTTTACCCGATGCTGTGAAACCACCCCCCGGCACGATAAACAACAAAGAGCCATTTTTAACCGTGGCGATTGCGCCCAGCATCTCTGCCATACGGGTTAAAAATGACATGTCGCTTTCCTGGGTCTGGTCGGCGTGGTCTATTTCGATATTCATCAGCATATCGCTGATTTGCGCTTTCAGGTCATAGCGGCTGGCGATAGCAGACACAACACGTTCAACGGTCACATCATGCCAGGACACTTCCCGCTTGACGTTAAACTCTTCGCGGAAATCCGCACTGCGGGCCGTAACGGTGATACGGTCTGGCGGGCCAGCGTGTGTCACTTCATCCACGGTGTACACCCCCTTGAAGACCAGCGCCTCACCCGTCCAGCCCAGCCACAAAGACAACTCCACACCGCGCCCCGGCAATGCAATATCTCCGGTGCTGTCGTCCAGCTCCAGCGTAAGCTGATCCGCCTCAAATCCACGGTTATCAGTAAGACCGATAGAAATAACCCGCTCAGACAGTTCCTTCAGTACCTTGCCGCCCATCCTGATGCTGAATGACGGGGTTTTACACGCATCAGTCAGCGTGTTGTTTAGGCCCGTAGCGGCACTGGAAATGCTGTTGCTCATTGCTGAAATACTCATACGCCCTCCTGTATACCAGGATGATTCCACGCGGGCGCGCGATGAAAAATTACTTTTAGTTGTCAGAGGGATAGCACAACCGCAAACACGTGAATGCCGCCACTCAATAAGCAATTATGTTGCCGAACTCAATAAAACGTAATGGTGACAAACATGTCTGAGACACGTTTTCACGGTGCTCGCACCAAAGAAGAAACCGATCTCATCACGGCAATCAACGACATTGACTCCAGCGTCATTGGCGTGATTGCTGTGGCTGATGACGCGGACGAAGACGCATTCCCCCTCAACACACCAACGCTGGTTGTGCGCGCCAAATCCATGCTGGTTAAAGCGGGTAAAACGGGATCGCTGTACAAGACGCTGAAAGCCATTTCAGACCAGTGCAGCCCAAAAATTATCGTTGTGCGCGTAGCGGCAGCGAAAGCACCGGCAGAAGGTGTTGAAGCACAAACGCAGTCTCAGTTAATCATTGGCGGATCTGATGCTGATGGTAACTATACCGGGATGTATGCGCTGCTGACTGCTGAACAGAAAACCGGATACCGCCCGCGCATTCTGGCTGTACCGGAATATGACACCGAAGAAGTAACATCACAGCTTTGTGTGATTGCCAAACAACTTCGTGCTTATGTTTATGCAGGTTGCAACGCCTGCAACACCCTCGCTGAGGCCCGCGCTTATCGGGCAACCTTCGCATCACGTGAATTGATGCTGCTGTGGCCCAACTTTATCGCCTATAACCCGGTATCAGGGAAAAACGAAGAATTTCCGTCACCGGCTTATGCCGTCGGGCTTCGGGCATACATTGATAACCAGTATGGCTGGCATCGCTCACTATCTAACATCGCGGTCAGTAATGTGCTTGGGATGTCGAAAGACGTTTTCTGGGCGTTGCAGGCTGAAGACAGTGACGCACAGACGCTGAACAATGATGAGATCACCACCATCATCAAGCGTAACGGCTTCCGCTTCTGGGGCAACCGTACCACTGACACCAATGAATTCATTTTTGAGGTGTACACACGCACGGCTCAAATTCTGGCTGACACCATCGCTGAGGCACAGTTTGAAACAGTTGATGGCCCGCTTACCCCTACCAACGTCAAAGATGTGGTAAGTGCGATTAAGAAGAAACTGAGCGCGCTGGTCACCGCTGGCAAACTGCTTGGTGCTGATTGCTGGTTTGACATCGTGGACAACGCAACGACTGACCTGCGCCAGGGCAAGGTTGTTATTCGCTACAAATACACGCCGGTTCCGCCAATGGAAGATCTGACACTGATCCAGACGTTCACCGATGAATATTTTGAACCTGCGTTTTCTGCGCTTGGAGGTGAGTAATGGCTATTCCTGCGAAACTACGTCTTTTCACCTGCTTTGTTAACGGCACCAACAACATCGGTAAAGTTACGTCTGTCACCCTGCCGAAGCTTACCCGCAAAACTGAAGATTATCAGGGCGGCGGCATGATTGGTTCCGTTGCTGTTGATCTGGGGCTGGATAGCGGCGCGCTTGATGCCACGATGGTTGTCGGCGGACTGGTCAAAGAGTTACTGCTGGAATACGGCAACGATATTGACGGCACGACTTTACGCTTCACCGGCGAATATTACACATCCGGGGAAAGTCTGCTTGTGGATGTTGAAATGCGTGGGCAATTCACCGAAATCGACGGTGGTGAGAGCAAGCAGGGTGAAGACACTTCTGTCACCTACGCCGTGAAAAACACGTACTACAAGCTGTCGATTGACGATAAGCCGGTTTGGGAAATTGACCTGATTAACTTCGTCTACAAACGAGACGGCAAAAATATTTACCCTGACCGCGTGACGTCTGCGCTGGGCCTGGGTAGCTGATAACAACAGGTGCGGCGTTGTTCTGATGCCGCCCGGAGAACAAAACGATGACTGAAAAAAATACTGTAACGCTGTCAAAACCCATCATCCGTGATGGCAATGAAATTACCACTATCACCATCACTGATGAGGTGAAACAGGCAGGCTCTTTGCGCGGCCTGCGCCTGGTGAACGTCATGAATATGGATGTGGACAGCATCAGCACGCTGTTAACCCGTTGTACGTCTCCACGCCTCAAACAGGCAGAGATCGCAACAATGGCTACCACTGACTTTGTTGTGTGCTGTGAGGTGCTCACGCCTTTTTTAGCGCCGCCGGAGCCTGGCATGAAGAACGAGACGGAGACGGAGAGCGAGTAAACGCCCCGCACTTCGACCTGATCGATGATCTGGTTGCTGATATTGCAGTTATTTTTAACTGGCCGCCCTCAGAGGTTTTCACTATGTCCCTGAGTGAGGTGATAGCCTGGCGCGAGCGGGCGGCTATCCGAAGCGGAAACAGTGAAGATGAAAGACCTTAGCATTCGTGTCGCCTTCAGCGCGATTGATAAACTAACCCGCCCGGTAAATGCCGCCCGCAATTCTGTGGGCGGTTTATCTGAATCCCTTAAAAATACCCAGTCTTCAATAAAAGACCTCGATACCCAATCCCAGGCATTCACCCGCCTGAATGAGCGCGTTAAAAAAACGTCTCAGCAACTCGCCACCACTCAGCGTGCGTTTGATGGTCTGAACAAGGCCCAGAAGGACGGGGCCACGCTTACTGACGCCCAGCGCGAACGCATGACCGCGCTGGCGGCAAAAATAGATCGCCTTAGCGCCAGCCGGTCAAAAGAGACGGCAAGACTTCAGCAGGCATCGCAGGCGCTACGTGCGCACGGAGTTTCACTGGCTGGCGGTGATCGCACCATCCAGAGCGCGATCAGGCGCACTGAGCAATACAACCAGACGCTGGAAAGGGAGCGGCGGCAACTTGCCGCCGTGACCAATGCCCGCGCACGCTATGACCGTCTCAGCGCCACGGCTGGCAACCTTCGCACCGGTGGCGCTGTTACAGTTGGCGCAAGCGTGGGGGCAGGCTATGCCGCCGGGCGATTCCTTGCGCCTGCCGTCGGGTTTGATGAGGAAATGTCACGTGTTGGCGCGCTGACACGCCTGGATAAAGGTAGCGAGCAATACGCCGCATTACGCGCCCAGGCCAAAAAGCTTGGGTCAGAAACTGCTTTCAGCACACGTGACGCCGCCAGCGGACAGGCATTCCTGGCGATGGCAGGCTTTACGCCCCAGGCTATTCAGGCAGCGTTGCCTGGCGTTCTGAACATGGCCCTTGCCGGTGGCATGGAACTTGGCGAGTCTGCCGATATCGGCTCAAACATCCTCACACAATTCAAGCTGTCATCAGATCAGATGGACAGGGTTGGCGACACACTGACCGCAGCATTTACCCAAACCAACACCGATCTGCGCGCGCTGGGTGAAACCATGAAATACGCGGGGCCGGTCGCCGCCAACCTGGGGATCAGCCTTGAACAGGCCTCCGCAATGGCGGGGATGCTTGCCAATAACGGGTTACGTGGCAGTGACGCGGGTACAGCGTTACGTTCCAGTCTTTCCCGCCTGGCATCACCGCCGAAAGCCGCCGCTGATGCGTTAAAGGAACTCGGTGTATCAGTGGCTGATGCCAATGGCAAAATGCGCCCAATGGAAACTGTGTTACTGGATTTGTACAAGGCCACGCAGAAATACGGGCAGGTTGATCAGGTTTCATTCTTTAAAAACATTGCCGGTGAAGAAGCCTTTGTGGGTTTGCAAACACTGGTACAGGCGGCGGGTTCTGGTGAACTGCAAAAGCTGACAAAAGAACTTCAGGGGGCAGCCGGTGAATCAGCGATCGTTGCAAAAAAAATGGCTGACAACCTGGGTGGTGACCTGAAAGAGCTCGACAGCGCCTGGGAAGCGTTCCGCATTCAGGTCGAAGAACTCGCAGACGGTGCATTACGCAAATTAACTCAGGCATTAAGTGGCACTATCGGGGTTATGACAGAGTGGGCGCATAACAACCCCCAACTTTCAAAAGCACTGCTGGTGACACTCGGAAGCACCCTGGCACTGACCGCCGGAATTGGCGCAACCTCCCTGGCGGTGGGCCTGCTGCTGGGGCCGCTGGCAAAGTTACAGCTTGGCTTTACCCTGTTAACCAGTGCAAGCGGGCTGGGTGGTGCGATCCCTCTGTTTACCCGTCTCGGTAGTGTGATTACCGGGCCGCTTGGCAGTATCCGCGGCTGGGGCCAGGCGTTCAGCATGATGGCAGGAAGCACCGGAAAACTCACTGCCGTATTAACGCCATTGCGCGGGATGATGGCGGCAGCGTTTATTTCACCAGGGGCGGCGCTCAGTGGTCTGGTTAAGGGTATTGGCGGCTTACTTCTCAGGCTGACCGGTATCCCTGCCATTATGGGAATAGCGTCATCAGCGCTTAGCGCATTAGGCGGCGCGCTCTCTTTGCTGTTAAGTCCAATCGGCTTGATTGGCGCGGCATTTATCGCAACAGGGTTGCTGATCTGGCGATTCTGGGAACCCATTAAGGCATTTTTTGCAGGCTTCTTTTCCGGGGTTATGCAGGCGCTGACGCCATTCCGGGATGCTTTCGCGGGTCTGGCCCCCGTTTTTGGGGTGATCGCTAATGCCGTCTCGCAGTTGTGGCAGTGGTTTAGCAATCTGCTGACCCCCGTGAACGCCAGTAAAGAGACGCTGGATAAATGCGCCAGCGCCGGGGAGACATTCGGCAGGGTCTTTGGCCTCGCCATTCAGGGGCTCATGTTACCTCTGACCGGGCTGGCCAAGATGGTTGGCTGGATTCTGGAAAAGCTGGGGCTGATACCCTCAGGAATCGACGCGGCAAAAGCGAAAGCGGAGAAAGTCCAGAAGGAATTAACACCGGCAGGGCTGGCATTACTTCAGGACAAAGTAAGTGCACTGACCGGAGATATTAAAGCCGCAAGCCAGCCTGTTGCAGCGCCGCCGTCACCCGTCATTGCAACTGAAACAGGAACCCAGCGCCGCCTGCAAAAAATTGCTGACAACACCGGCGGGATGCTGGATGAAACCAAAAAGCAGCGGATTGGCCCCGGTGATATCGTGTTTAAAAACCTGCCCCAGGCACTCGCCGTTCATGGTGCATGGCAGGAAGCACGATCAACGCCCGGAGCGAACCTGGCGCAACTTGGCGCACGAACAGTGATTGCAGCAGCATCCGCACCAATCAAACCACCGGTAACAGCACCGGCAGTGGGGCAACCTGGCAGGGCTGAACGAAGCTCCCAGGCGAAAACCGCCGCACCATTTGGGGAAATGCATGTTCATGTACACCTTCACGGTAATTTCACGGATAACGCACGCGATATTGCCCGCGCAGCCGCTGACGCAGTACAGGCGGAATTTGATAAACGTTTCCGCTCACGTAGCAGCTTCAGTGACAACGATTAAAGAGGATTGAAATGATGATGGTTTACGGAATGTTCGTCTTTGAATTGAAGACCGTTCCACACCAACAAATGCAACAGTCAAAAACCTGGCGGCATGTGAAAAATGAGCGCATTAACCGTTCAGCAAAATGGCAGTACATTGGCGCTGGCGATGATCAGATCACGCTTTCCGGCGTGCTGTATCCTCAGATTACCGGTGGCAAGGTTAGCCTTGCTGTACTGGATACGCAGGCATACACCGGACGGCCCTGGCCCCTGATTAGCGGCACAGGGCAGATCTTCGGGATGTATGCCCTTACCCAGCTACAGACCACGCATACTGAATTCGACCGGTATGGAGAGGCAAAGAAAATAGAATTTACTATTACCTTCCAGCGAGAAGATGAAGACCTCAGAGAAAGCCTTCAGTCATCATCCGTGGGGGATTTACTTAACAACCTACAGAGTACCGCCAAATCAGCGTATAACAGCGTGAGCGCCGCCACATCAAGCCTGTTTTAACCGTTGACCAATGCCGCGCCACCAGGTGCGGCTTTTATTTTTCAGCGTTCCGCAACTGAATCTTCTGGCTGCACCAGGGCTAATATTTACCGGCGGGGATTTTTTTGTATAAGGTCGATATCCCAACATCATAAATAATCGCCACACGCCGCCGTGATTCTCCTGCCGCTAACAATCTTTCTGCCTGCGCCCATTGCTCCGGGGTTAATTTTGGTTTTCTGCCGCCGATCCTGCCCTCTGCACGCGCCGCAGACAATCCCGCCCTGGTGCGTTCGACAATCAACTCTCGCTCCATTTCAGCCAGTGCGCCCATGACGTGAAAGAAAAAACGCCCCATTGGCGAAGACGTATCTATGCTGTCAGTCAGGCTGCGAAAGTTAATCTCCCTTTCCGGGGTTTCATTAGTCAGGCTTTGCGGTACTGGTTCGTGAATCAGCCGGGTTTGCACTTTTATCTTTTCTGAGCAACCCATTACTGACAGCAACAGGCACAACAGCACCGGCACATTTATCAGTACGCATCGCCGTGGACATATTTTCACGCCTGGCTTCACCTTCACCATTTCGCTCCTGTTCCGCTTTTCTGACATCTGCAAGCACCGCTTGCGCATCAGCCGTTAGCCCGCGCATTTCTGCGATCACTGCTTCACTTTCATCAAACATGCGCTGCAATTTTTCTTCGTTATCGTCTGCAATGGCGCCTGTGTATCCCCGGTAATAACCGGATGCATAACCACCAATGCTGATGACGAGTAACCACAAAAAAGTTTTCACCTGGCCTCCAGATCTCGCTTACACCACACCTGGAAATCAGTACGTCGATTTACCAGGCCCTGCGACCGCTTACCGGCGCTGTTCACAAAATCGGTTAACCGGTCACACACGCCGCTCCAGTTGTGCGCCTGGGCGTTTTTCCAGATCGTGGTACGCTGCTTGCGTTTGTTCTTATCCGTGAACCACATCAGCCCCGAACACCCCACATTCAGCCCGGCATCAGCCATCGCCTCAAATACGGATTGCGGCATCGCCTTACCATTGAAGTTCTGGTTTATGCAGTTCTCGGAATGCTGCATGTCATTTACCCAGCGGCGGGCCACCTCTGCATTGCTGTACTCGCGCTTCTGCACGTTGCCGGTTGAACCAATCCCCACGGTCAACACCCCGGCGGTACAGTAGTAAGGCGTGTTACGGCAATCTTCCCAGGACGCTATTTTTTGCTGTGCTTCAGGCGACGTCCGCAACACATCGGGCGACATCGACACCCCCAGGGCGACAATCAGCGCGACTGAGCAACGTTTAATAACCGCCTTCATCGTCAATCCCCGCTTTGAGTTGTGTTAACTCCTGCCGCTCAACGGCAGTCAGATCCCGGCGCGCTGCCAGCGTCAGAATCTGCTCAATCAGGGCGTTACGCTTCTCCTGAGCTCTCTCCACCCGCGCGCGGTGTACCCATGCGCGCCAGCCGGATAAAACCCCCAGCATCAGGCCAGCCATACCCAGCTTTTCATTCCAGGTCATCACGCCAACGCCGACGCTGATGGATGAGGTGATCCAGGTTATCCAGTCATACAGCCGGTGAAATGAATTCAACTCCATAGCTGCACCATCTCCTGTGCGGGCTGCATGTCGATATCCGGCATCTCCACCACCTGCCCGGCATCCAAGAAAATTTGACCACTCAGCCCCGGATTGGCGCTTAACACCTGTTCGGTCACGCCCTTTGTTGCTCCGTAATGCCGGTGACATAGCTGATCCAGCGTGTCCCCCTGCAATGCCTTTACCTTCATCAGCACAACTCCGCATAAATGCGCGGTTTGCGCTGGATGTCTGAGATACCCCAGCGGGCATCCCGCCAGAGATCACTGATTTGAAGATCCAGCGCGGCGGCGTCCTTATCGCCTTTGGGGGTGGTATCAACATCCCTGTATCCTTCCAGTACCAGAGCACGGGCAATGGAATAGACCGCGCGCCGGTAGCGGTAAACTTTCGCGCTTTCATCGTTCAGCAGCCGCGCCGGTACATCCTGCAATTTCCCGTAGCCTGCCGCCTCCTGGCTGACCTGCCAGGGCTCCAGTTGTTCAGTAACGTGGGCCACAGCCTCTGTCGCCACGTGCTTTAGTCTGGAAGTCGTGACGCCACCGGTGATACGCGCGGCAAGGCGTAATTCCTTCAACCGGATAACGGGCCAGAAATTACCCGCCGTGACGGTTTCATTACCATCATCAACATCAGATACGTCACTGCTGGCCGGAAACGGATGTTTTGTTGCTACCAGGCTACTCATGAACGTTCCTCAAAAAATCAGGCGGTGGACACGCGGTGAAAAGACCCGTTAAGGGCAGATCTCCGCGCGTGCCGCCTGTCGGTCGGGGCCGAAGTCGTTAAGATTCTTTTTTTGCTTTTGCCGCTTTAGTGGCGGGCTTTGTCGCTTTGCTGGCGGCGCGGGGCTTCCTGGCTGGCTTCGCGGTTTTCTTCTCCGCCGGGGCCGCTTCAGGTTGTGCTGTCGCCAGCTTTTTCAGTTCGCGCGTAATCGCCTGCATTTCACGTTTTACGCCCGCGTTGGGGTTCAGTTCGGTGGCGCGACGAAACAACTTCAGGGCTTCGCCTTTTGTCTCGTTATCAGACGTGCCACGGCGTGAGAAGCCGCGCGCCTTGCAAAGCTTGGAAGACACTTCATCCGGCATATCACACCCATCAACAATTTCAGCCACTTCATCCAGCACGGTGATATAGCCGGACAAATCAGCCTCAGCGTCAGTCGTTGCGACGTTCAACACCTGGTTACTGATTTCTTCAGCCAGGAGTACCGGTGCGGTGCGCCTGAAGTCATCACGCATGGACAGGCCATGTCTCACCACGTAGCGCCCAATTTTCAGCGCCTGCGGATAGTCCTGGCAGTCAATCGCCCACAGCATCATGGTGGTGATCACTTCATCCTGGCGACCGCTGTCCCCTTCCAGAGTGCCATCAATCCAGCCCTGGTAATTCGGCAGCATGTCGCGCTTCATTGCCGCTTTTGATTCATTGGATTGCACCTGTTTAAGTGACGCCTGATCGAGGCGCAGCCGGTGCAAAATCTGCTCATGCGCAGTCCGTACAACGCCGGGTTGTTCGGCCTTGTCTCCGCGTCGATCAGCCATCACTCTTTGAAAGTGTTTTTGCGCTGGGGTTAACATCGTTTTCTCCGGTTAGCGGGCGCAATGCGCCCGCGCTGTCAGTTATGCGCCTGCTTGTTCTTCAGGTTCAGCGGCTTTTGCTTCCGGGGCCGTGGCAAAAGTAATCCCGTCGATAAATGCGACCTTGCCGTAATCCTCAACAACGTAGTCATCATTGGAAGACTGGTAATTAGCCACGCGGTTGTATTCCGGTTCTTCTTTGATGGTTCGACGCAGAGCACCTAACTGGTAATAAACAGACAGGTTTTTCAGTGACGTGATCAGCACGCAGTCATCAGGCATGTACGGGGCAAAATACACCGGCAGGCCACCCACTTTTTCACTGGAAACAATCAACTGTGCTGCAATCAGTTCGCTGTTCGGATTGGTCTGGCTCAGCGCATTCAGTTTAGGGAAGTAGCTACTGGTCAGCAGATCAGTAGACATAATCACGACCAGATCGGGCGCTTTGCGGTGCCAGGTGGCAAGCAGGCTGTTTTTGGCATCAAACACAGCGGCATCAAGGTTGCCGTAAGTACCTTTGGCGATGATCTTGTTATCCTCATCACGCGCGGTCAGGGTGACATTCTTGATGATGCGGTGCGGTGCTTCATCACGGATTTTTTGCAGCCAGCCCACGCCACAATCCTGTAACAGTGGGTTTGCGGCACGGTCTGACACTTCCGCATAGGAAGTACCATTAAAGCCAATCATGATGCGATCCAGCGCAATCTGTCGGGCGTTCGCTGCACTGATCAGCGTCTGGAAATTTGACTGCATAGACCAGGCGTCCAGTTGCGAATAACTCACGCTGGAATCGTAGTTAGTCTTGCGGCAACGGTAGCCGTTCGGCTCTTTGGAATGGTTATCTACCGGGTTGCGGCGTGAAGTACCATCACTGCTGTTGTTGGTGTTCGCAGTCGGCCCTTTACTCCCGATCAGGATTTTCTGGCCTTCCTGGGCTTTTACCGGGAAGACGTTAATTTGTTTCAGAAAGTCATCGCTTTCCATCGACGCCTGTTCCATACGCTGCTGTACAGACGGCTCAACGCTGAAAGACTTGGCGACGGCATCCGGGCGGACGCCGTTCAGATTAGCCTGGCGATCGATATAGCCATTGAATAGTTCGCGGGTGCTGTTTTCCATGTATCCAGTTCTCTGTTAGTTAGTAGTCGGCTTGTTCAACGCCGGAATTACCACCCTGTGCGGGCTGGCGACTGAAGGTATTGGCGTCCTGTTGCGCCAGCGTCCCCTTCAGGTTTTCCAGATCGCTTGTAAGCTTCTGGATAGTTTTAGCGTCACCGGCACGCATGGATTTGAGTTCCACCACCTGATCAATCAGGTCAGCCTGAGAGGTGGCAACACCTTCAACCACTTCGCGCACCTGGCTGAATTGCTCGCTGTCGGTTTTGTGATTTTTGGTGAGGATGCTCATTACGCGGCTAAACCACTGCTTACCCTCATCACCGCGCTGCTCTGCCAGCTCAATGACTTCCGCTTCAATGGCGTCAGAGAACATCGCAGACTCGCCCTGTTTGTTATTGAACGCATGTACCTGCTGGCGTTGCTGGGCGGCGAATTTGAGTCGCTCGGTTCCCAGGCTTGCCGGGGTATCAGTCATCGCCAGCCCCACCACATATGCCTTACCGTTCAGGGCAAATTGAGGGTGTAGCTCGATGCTGGAATAGACTTTCTTACCGGCATCAGTGAGCGCTTTCATTTGCGCTGAAGGCTCAATTTCCGCATACAGCGCAGTGCGCCCAGCCAGAGGGCCCTCGGTGATGTCCTCAGCACTCAATGCGGTTACATCCCCCATAGCGCCAAACTCACTGCCTGGGTAAAGGGAAAGGTAATGCTCAACATTGACGCGAGCGCAGTAAACATCCGGGCTGTAACTCGCCGCCGCGTCACGCAGGTGATCGGGTCGGATTTCACGCCCGTCTACGGTTGCCCCGGAGACGGCAACACGGAATTTCTTCCGGGTAGGTTTGGTGGTTGCACTCATGTTTTTTCCTGCCGTTTGGTTTCTGTCTTTCCATGATGTCAGTTGCTAAGTCATTGTCTCAACGCGTTTTAGTTGTCAGACGAAGCCCACAACCCAAACAGCGGGAATGGCTTTCGCGCGCGGGTTAATCTCTCCATCGAAACGAGAGGACACCGCATGATTCAGGACGCATTTGTAAGGCAGAGAGCGAAACAGCTTTACTGGCAGGGCTACCCGCCAGCGGAAATCGCACGCCTGATGGGTATCAGTCAAAACACAATCTATTCGTGGAAAAAGCGTGACGAGTGGGATGAGACGCCAGCCATTCAGCGCGTTACACAGTCTATTGATGCCCGGTTATGCCAACTGACGGCAAAGCCGACTAAAAGCGGCGGCGACCTGAAAGAAATGGACGCCCTTACCCGACAAATGAAGAAACTTACTGACGGGCAACCGGCGGAGCCATTCAGCAAGAAAACGCGCACCCGCAAAAAGAAAAATCACTTCTCTGAAGCACAGATTGCCGCGCTGCGGGAAAAGATTCAGGACTCTCTCGCCTGGCATCAGCAGGGATGGTTTGAACAGCGGCAGCAACGAAACCGCATGATCCTGAAAAGTCGCCAAATCGGGGCCACCTGGTACTTTGCCCGCGAAGCGCTGTTGCAGGCGCTGCGGGATGACGTGAAACACGGTTACCAGAGAAACCAAATCTTTCTGTCAGCGTCACGTCGCCAGGCGCACCAGTTCCGGGGCTTTATCCAGAAAGTTGCAGAAGAAGTGGATGTTGAACTGAAAGGGGGAGACAAAATTCTGTTGTCCAACGGCGCTGAATTGCACTTCCTCGGTACATCAGCCGCCACCGCACAGAGCTACACCGGCAACCTGTTTTTTGACGAGTTTTTCTGGGTAGGAAACTTCGCCAACCTTCGCAAGGTGGCTGGCGCAATGGCAACCCTGAAAGGGCTTACGCGTACTTACTTTTCCACGCCATCCAGTGAAAGTCATGAAGCCTATCCGTTCTGGACGGGTAAACGCTGGAATGAGAAGCGCAGCAAAGCCAGCCGCGTTGAATTCGACACAAGCTGGAAGGCGCTTAACAGCGGCGTGTTATGCCCGGACAAAACATGGCGGCAAATCGTCACCCTTCAGGACGTTATCGATCACGGCTGGGAGTTCACCGACCTGGAAGAGATCCAGGACGAAAACACCCCTGATGAATACACCAATCTGTATATGTGCGAATTCGTCAAAGAGGGTGAGTCTGTTTTCTCCCTCAACCAGCTATTGGCGTGCAGCGCAGACGGTTACGACGACTGGCAGGACTGGAAGCCCTACGCGTCCCGCCCACTGGGTGATCGTGAAGTCTGGATAGGTTATGACGCAAACGGCGGTACGGGGAACGGTGACAGCGGGGCAATCGCCGTTATTGCCCCGCCTCTGATCACTGGCGGTAAGTTCCGCACGATTGAAACGCGCCAGCTTCGCGGTATGGAGTTTGAAGAACAGGCCAAAGTCATTGAAGACATGACCTTCAAATATAACGTTCGTCACATCGCGATTGACGGTACAGGGATTGGTGAAGCGGTCTGGCAACTGGTTAAAAAATTCTTCCCGGCGGCGGACTGCTTCATCATGTCGCTGTCTTCAAAGCGAACCCTGGTACTCAAAATGCAGCAGGTGATCCGCGCCGGGCGCTGGGAATATGACCGAAGCGAACAGGCGTTAGTGTCTGCCTTCAACGCGGTAAGAAAGATCACAACCCCAGGCGGTCAAATCACCTATGACACAGATCGCGCGCGCGGCGTCAGTCACGGTGACTTAGCCTGGGCAACCATGCTTGCCGTTATTAACGAACCAATCGGACGCGAGAACGGCGGCGGCGGTTCCGTAATGGAGTTTTAATGAACACAACTACAAACGAAAGCGGCTTAACAATGCTTACTGATAACAAGGCTGATATTGGCGAAACGCTGAAGCGTGATCCCTCACTCAGTGCCTTCACGTTTGACGGGCCGTACCAGGTCACCGGCGCGCATGATCTGTTAGATAACATGTACTGTGCGGATAACGGCAGATACTACGAAACCCCCGTTGACTGGTATGGCCTGGCGCGTTCGTTTGGTCAGGCGTCCTGGCATCAGTCAGCGCTGTACTTCAAACGTAACGCCCTGGCGGGTTGTTTCATACCGCACCCGCTCTTATCCCGCCAGACGTTTTCCGCGCTGGCGCTTGACTGGTTTGTCTTCGGTAACTTCTATCTGGAAGAACGGAAGAACCGCCTCGGCGGGCGGCTTCCCATGCGTATATCTCCGGCGAAATACACCCGCCGGGGAAGTGATCTGGATACCTACTGGTTTATACGCCAGTGGAAAGATGAGTATGCCTTTAAGACTGGCTCAGTCTGCCACGTTCTGAACCCGGACATTCACCAGGAGATCTACGGAATGCCGGAATATATGGGCGCGCTGCTATCAGCCAGCCTGTCACACTCCGCTGATATGTTCCGCAAAATGTATTATGAGAACGGATCTCACGCCGGATGCATCCTCTACATTGGCGCATCAACCGTGGACGATGAGAGCATGAAAAGTATTAAAAAGACACTCACCGATGCGAGAGGGAAAGGGGCATTTAAAAACCTGCTGCTGCACGCGCCAGGCGGCGGAAAAGATGGGGTGCAACTCATGCCCTTCAGCCAGATATCCGCAAAGGATGAGTTTCTTAATATCAAGTCTGTCACCCGTGATGACATTCTGGCAGCACACCGCGTACCACCGCAACTGATGGGGGCCATGCCTGATGGAAATGGTTCATTCGGTGACGTGGAGAAGGCCGCGCGCGTGTTTGCCATTAATGAACTCATGCCCGCTATGGAAGCACTGAAGCACGTTAACGACTGGCTTGGTGAAGAGGTAATCCGCTTTAAACCCTACGCCCTGCTGGACACCAGTAAGTAACCCGGAAGCCGCCAGCCCGGCGGCACCCACTCCCCCGCATAATCACACAACGCGCCAGCGCGATTCTAAGCGCCCTTCCCCGTAAGCACACCGCTAGCCCAAAACGTGCCAGCGGGCCAAAATGCCGCTGATTTTTCGATATTTGATGCCATCCCCCTATGTACCCCGCCGCGCGGGCTTTCCCCCCGTCACCTGCGCGCAACAAACACGCCTGTTTTTGTGCACTTGCAGAATTACCGCCAACCAGCACAGTTCCTAACGTTATCGCCATAAAAAAAGGCTCAATTGAATGTGCATTTTTGTGCGCAATCTTGCAGCAGACACTAACGGGTAAATCGTATTGCATCAATCCTAAAGCTGTCATCATTTAGATCTATACAAAAAAGCACTCATGTATAGTTCCAAGTCCTAAAATGGTCTTTTCAAAAGCTAAACATCATTGTATTTTATTGCGCATCTGGACATCTTGTAGCTAAGGCGCTTGTCATCTAGCATTTCTGCGCTGTGAATGGACTAACAATAAGATGAAAAAAAAGTACGGCAACACTAAGATACTATTTCAAAGAGGGTGGTTACGCCACTTGCATTCAGTATCAAGAAAATACAAAACATACTACCCAATCGTTCAAAAAAACAAATCAAATAGTAAATTGAAGATAAAAAATCCCATACTCGATTTTATTGAATCAATTTCTTTGAGCCACGGTGATAATATTGGGTTGCGTAGTTTCTCCGGTCATTTGCGCGTCCCCAGAAAATTTACATTTTTCGATCAGCCAGAGATTGCTCTTTCTTTCATTTACAGAGCAATGCGGTTAGTAAGAGAATCAACATGCAGGGCGGTCACATTAGATTATGATGAATCGATGGAATACTGCCTGGGTGCTGAATGCTTACTCAGCATCGCGCTGACTGAAGCTCGAAAATCAAATTACAACATTGAAAAAGGTAATGTTCTTATCAATGGGGTATATCCACGCAACCCCCAACACTTAGAGATCATTAGAGATGTTGGTTTGGTTAAAGAACTTAATGAGGCCGAAGATACAGAAATAAAAGACTCATCAGATAAAGATGCCCCATTAAAACAAATTGTTTTCATTAACGACAGCATTGGTAAAGAAAACTCATCCGCTTACGCCGATGATTCTAAAAATAAAGCTGCCGAACTTTTCACAAAATATATTAATGATTGTCTTAACCCTTATGGGTTGGAATTAATGCCCGATCCAGAAACAAAATTAAAATCATGTATGGGTGAACTGTTAGACAATGCAGAGCGACATTGCGGTTTACCACAAAGACCTAGATGGTATGTACGGGGATATGTAAATCATAGCCATTCCCAGCCTGTTTGCGAATTGGCTGTTTTTAACTTCGGAAAAACAATACCTGAAACATTCCAATGTCTTCCGCGAGACCATTACTCTTACAATTCACAAATATTACCTTATGTTGATAAGCACAGAAAAGCACGAGGAATGTTCCGTGAAGGCTTGATTACTATCGCAGCGTTACAGGAAAGGGTTAGTTGTAAAAACCAAGACAGAAATGATAGTAATGGTACAGGAACAATGGAATTACTCGATGTTTTCCAAGGAATGCATGATCACCTTCGCCGTATTCAAGAACAGGATGTAATAGAACCTGTGATGTCCCTGACTACAGGTAATACTCATATAAAATTTGATGGAAAACTTAGAATAATTAAAAGAAAACTTCAACAAGGGAATAAAACTCGTCAGATTTATCCTTTTAATGATATTGGACTTGAAAAAGCGCCTGATCGCGCATATCTTAATAAGATGCAGCGAGTTAAGTTTCCTGGTGTGATGATCAATATTAGATTCCCATTACCATCTGTAACAATGAATGTCGAAGCCGATGGACAGCAGGAAATCGATGAGGTGAAAAATGACAATGGCGCAAATTAACATAGATTTCAACACCTTAGTAAACAACCAGCACAAGACCCTGTTTGCAGGTAGAGCCAACGGTCGTAAAGCTTCGGAACTTTTTGGCGTAGACCAATTTGATATTGCTAATGATGATTACTTAAATTTCATCATTCCACAAGATATTGTGGTTTCAAGTTCTTATTTCTTAGGAATGCTTGAAAATATCTTACCAAACTTTACATCTATTCCTGAATTTTACTCTCGTGCAAAACTTGGAAATAGTACCTATAAAGAAGGTATGCTCAAAGAATTAGAGAGAGCAGTAGAAAGAGGATTGTACAAAAATGAACCTTTTTTCTAATAACCGCAGAACAGTAAATGTAAAATTAATAATCATTGGTGCCTTAATGGCACCAATGTCTGTTATCTCTACCAGCGTTTTTTCTTCTGAAAAAATAAGCGATAAAAAAAATCATCTGTGCTTCGCTGATAACAGCAATACTATTCAAGTCTGCGAAACTGTTCCACTAGGATTCAATACCAATTCACTTACAAATTCTTATTCATCACACAATGTATTGGATTCAAAAGAACCTACTTCAACAATCAATAATTACATTCAACAGCCTGAAAATTCAACTGATATCGGTTCATATATAATATCAATTCTTGCGCTTCTTGTATCTGCTGGAGTTCCCTTGTGGCAAAGATACGTTCAAATACGTGATTCGAAAAATCAGAAACTCGACTCAATCAACGAGGGATTCTGGATTCGCGAGGTTGTCATGCCACAGATCAATTTAAATATCTTCAACCTTTGTACAGCATTCAGAAATAAACTTAACCTTAGCCAACCTGAATTCACTATTGTTTATAGAGATGAGTTACTGCCTCTACTCAATGAATTAAGAGATTCATTCTCTTTATTCAAAGCTTTTCCTAATGCCAGTAACGCCATTCTTACTCTACAACAATATTGTGACGACTTTGACGACAGCATTACGGATCATATAGATGAACCAATAAATGTCAGAAAGGCCGACATATCAACATTTCAGCTAACGTTAACCAAAGAACTGATTAAAACTCACATGTTAATATCTTAATATTTATTGGTAATATTCCATAAATACTAGATTAATCCCAGTAACGCATTAAATTATAAAAGAACACTATCTATCTTAAGTGTTCTTTTATTTTTCAAGTCTAACGTTTAGATTCAACACTTGCTATTGACTCCCGCCATCGTTTTATTAGCACTTCAGCTTTATGCCTTGCTAATGTTCTGCGCCAATTCATATTTGCACCAGTAATAACCAACTCACCTGTAATTCGGTTAGCGCGATATGTGGTATCTAATGCAGTTACCTCTGCTCCCTGTGCCAGCTTCAGAGCCTGAACCTGGCTTATCTGTATCTTTCTATTTTTCGCACAGGCCATAACCTGATCAGCCAAATCGGCAATCTCCTTGCTTAAGGCGCTTTCGCCCTGCCGTATCTCATGAGCCGCCTTGAGATAACTCTCAGCCCTAGCCCTGTCATATTCAGAGCAGTCACCCTCAACAATGCTGTTTGCAAGCGCCTCAAACTCATCAGCCGGTGAAACTCGCCGCACCTGTTTGTGGTTCTTCATACCTTCCGCAATCTGTTTTTTCTGATCCCGTCCTATTTGCCCAATTTCGAATTGCTCAGGCAGGTCATCTTCAGCTGGCGCAGCCAGACCTAGAGGATAACCTAGCGGTAATTCTGTGTGTTTTTTGTACTCAGTACAGTTATTGACACAAGTCCAAGAGGGCGCAGACGCGCCCTTAAGGTCAAAACCCTGATCGGCGTCGTCTGTCGCTTTAGGCATCATCTTGACGATACGGTAAGAATGGAGACGGGTTTCAACTGGCGGAATACTTGATGCTGGCATGACCAACCCCTTGATCACTTTTTGGTACTCGCCGTAACTGCTTGGCTCATCCCGGTATTGATACCAGGCACGCAGTACCAGTTTGGCCCTCGAAACAAAGGGGCCACCCTGCAGGGTGACATAATCCTGCCAATTACCCGCGTGTGCGGCACGGTGTAACTCACCGAAAACCGGACTAATACGATCCGCCATTTCCTGATTTTTCAGGCGGCGCAACTCCCGCCAGACAGAAACCGGTGCGCCGCCCAAAAACTGAAATTGACGAATACCCCAGCATGAAGCCCAAGCCGTAGCGTGTTTTGCTGTTTCCTTCAGTGGGCGTCCACTTTCGTCGTCGCTTTCACCATCCAGCGCATAACCATCAATATTTTTAGATATGTACTTAACGACATAACCAGTAGCACTCCCCAAAGCCGGATCTATCGGCTTAAGCTCAAAGCGGGGTTGCTTGCCAGTCTTACCGGTTAGTTCGTCTGCATCTTCACGTGTGGCGTAGTCTTCCATCACTTCCAGCAACTCACCGGTATGTTCCGGGGCAGTAAACAGAAGGCCATGCCAATGCGGGGTACCATCATGGTGAGATTCAGCAACGCGAAGGCCAAAAACAGGAATCTCGCGGCGGGCAAGTTCCGCGCGAATCTGTTGCCAGACGCGGTTAAGGTAACGTTGTGTTTTGCGTGGGCTTGCCCCGTTCCATTTATGGTTACGATGCCCAAATGCTGTAAAGGCGTGATATTTAGACGGCGCAGTCAATGTGAAGAAACTACCGGCAAAGCCGCTTTCCGTTGCCACCTTCTCAAAGCCACCGATACGCGTCATTAACTCAACGCGGCGTTTTTCAGGGTTAGAAATGCTTTTATCAATCTGTTCTATCAGTGAAATGCGCTCACCAGTGACCTGATCTTCAAGCTCCAGGCGGCTCATAATCTCGCGACTACGTTTGCGGCGAGCGTCCCACAGTGAAACATGATGCTTACTGCAATACGGCGACACATCCCGGCGCACATCACCATAGGCAATGTGCAAATGTTCACGCCAGCGGCGGGCGTACTTACGCAATAGACGCGACCAGAAACGGTCATGGATAGTTTTTTGTATTGCTGCCGCCATTTCATCAAGAGCCATTTTGCGCTTAGCTGCCCAGGGTGATGCCAACCTGAAATACGCAATCAATCTTGAGCCTTCACGCAGCATGTGCTTGCTATATTCAGCATCACTGAGCGCTTTTACGTTTTCACTCACTTCGGCTAAAACGGCATTTGCATAAATGGCGATATCCTGAGCAAGCAAATCAATATCTTCTTCAGTGCTATCAGCCAAATGATTGAAGCGACGCGTTAGCTCGCGCAGGTTTTCAAACGTGTGGAATAGCGGGTTTAGTTCGGAGAAAATGATCCAATCATTGTCTTCTGGCACCGCGTATTGTTTCGTGACGTTTCGGACGTGTGGAAGCTCGCGCATAACGATATCGCGCAGCTTCAGTTTTGCAATATGACGCCCTTTATCCTCGTGAACGGTATTTATGTAAGAGGCAATGCGGCGGCGAATGAAAGTAGGTAACGGCTTGAGGGTATCTTCTACCCACGCAAAAAACTCCTGCTCTTGACCCAATTCATATAGATCAACAGCGGGAGTCTTATCAACGAAGATGGCGGCTTTTGGCTCATTCCAGGCGTAAGCATACCGGGCAGGCTCGCCAGAGCAACCCGGTTTAGCTGATACCATTGAATGAGTGCGACGAACTGAAGCCACCGTGCAACCTAAATATACACGGTGTCGCCGGGCTTAATTTCCCGTGCGTCACGCTCAGAGTAATGGATTAGGTCAGTATTGCTGTAACCCTCCTCGCTTAAAACCTCAACGCGAGTGATCCAGAAATTACGGTACGGACGAACGTCCAGAACCTTTGTCACAACCGCTTCAACTTTGTTCATCAGAAGTCCTCCGGTGCAGTGTATGAATCGCAGATCTCGCAGTTACGGCAGCAGAAGGAATCGCTTCCCGATTCATATCCATCGCCAGCCACTGCTGGGCAGCAAGTGGCGCAGTAACCACGCCCCACTTGCCCGCACTCGTCACAAACACGCAGCGAACCAATCACCTCACCAGCGAGGTTGCGAGTCTTCGCCCCTACAGAACGGCGAACATCAAATGATTTAAGGGTGAACGGGTAGTAAATCTGACGTGTCTCCGGTGTATCACTGCCGGAAATGACAGAGGGAATTTTGGTGAGGTTGTAGAGGCGTGAAAGCATTTCAACCAGGGCGCGATGATCTTCATCGGTAAACGGCTTTCCGTATGTTGTGAAATTCGCAGTTTCACTGGCTGGCAGGTATGGAGGATCACAATAAACCACGCAGTTTGAATGCCCGACCGCCAGGGGGATTGTTTCTCTGAAATCACCATGCAGGAACATTGCGCCCTTTTCCCATGCTCTTTGCGCAAAATGCTGAATCTCAGCCACAGGAAAAATTGGATTCTTGCGAAAACCAAAAGGCACATTGAGTTCATTCTTTAAATTAACGCGATAGACGCCGTTAAAAGAATGGCGGTTTAAATAAAGAAAAAGCGCTGCATATTTAACTAACTCATCCGTCGAATATTGTTCCCTGCTTCCTGTATAAGCACGATTAAACACATTGAAAGCATCGCGATTACGGTAATAGCAAGTTTCATTGTTGCCGTTTTCAAAAAGCTCAGCAGCGGCAGATAAAAGCGCCGCAGTGTCACGCTTAACGCGAGAAAAGAAATTAATCAACGCTGCATTGCTATCGCAAAGAACGTAGGTCTTGTAATCAGTATTTAGGAATACGCTACCGCTACCCACAAAAGGCTCGATCAAGCACTCGCCCTCAGGTAACTCAGCCAGGACATGAGACATGGCGCGAGACTTGCCGCCCGCCCAGATAAGAGGGGATTTAACCATTTTTATGCTCCTTGATTTCTGCGACCTGTTCTCTGTTATCGATCCAGTTTTCCAGGCTGCGATAAATTTCATTAGCGGACAGTTTTTCTTTTTCCATCAGGGTTAATTTGATACGCAACAACCCAAGCAGGTGCGCGCGTTCATTTGTTTGAATTGTCATAATTAATCCCCTGAAAAAAGACAAAACGAAGCCCCGGCAGAAATGCCGTTATTAATTCAATTCAGATTGCTTTTATTAAATTAGCGCGCGCCGCTATTCCAATGCTTTTCTAATTCAGAAATAAAGGCATCGCATATAGAGCCATCAGGCAGAATAGAAAATTGAATACCCGTTTCTTTACAGCGCACCTCAAAACCATTTCGTGCGATATCCGAAAGAGCCATACCGCGAACAACATTACGCGATTTGCTGTGCTGGTGCTCCGGGCCATACCCACTGCGTGACGGGGTACGGGTTCCATCCTGGCGGGAAGCGTTCACACTCTGGCGAGCGTTCAGGATTGCTGCGGTTGAAGTAGTCATTGTTGCCCCCGGTGAAGCTGATCAATTGTTTGGCGAGCCTGCGACAGTCCGAAATCCAGCCCCAAGTAATTACCATCTTTGGTGATTTGATAGCGCTGGCGTGAATACGGTTTTTTGCGCGGCAGCTTCACGATGGTGAAGCCGCGATAGATTGCTGTTTTGCTGTTTAGCTGGATAAGCATCTCTTTCAGACTCCCTTCTGGTTAAGAGCGGTCGCCCAACCCCAGCCACATTAACCACCCGTCCCGGATCTCTTTAGGTCGGCTCTCATAGGCTAATTTCATTCCGTTGTTCCAGGCTGGGAGATAAACCCAGTATTCCCCTGCTCGCCCAGAGGTTGATTGCGGGTCGGTCATTTCAACGACTGGCAGTTTTCCCTTTTCAATCATCCCTCTTACCGCGGCCGGAGTCTTACCAATGAGCTTGGCGAACTCTTGGTATGGCACGGCGTCACTACTACTGACAATTTGTTTAATCATCTGCTAACCTTTCATCTAGATCTAACCAATGGGTTTCAATGTTCTCTAATGTTTTTTAGTGAACAGTAGAGAATCTTGAATCAAAGTAGAACATTTCGAGAATATTAGAGGATCTTGAAAACATGTCAACAGCTATCAGTGAGAAGCTGGCACTCATTCGGGAGTCAGAGAGATTAAATCGAAAGCAATTCGCTGAAATTACAGGAGTTCCATATAGCTCATTAACTTACTATGAAAGCGGAAGAACTATTCCCCCCACAGACGTTTCAATGAAAATTCTCCAGCACCCCCGTTTCAGCAAATACACATTGTGGTTTATGACCGATCAGATCTCCCCGGAGTCCGGTCAAGTAGCACCGGCACTCGCACACTATGGGCAAGATGTAACAATCTCGCAGCAATCCGGCCAAAAGACTGGTTAACAATTCATCAGCATTACATTCACCTAAAATGCCTCTTACTAGTTGAGAAATATCAAAGAGATGATCACAAGGTTTTAAAATCAAAGAGTAAACGCACCATTCGGAGGGCTTTCTTATGACAATTAAGAAACTCGATGATGGTCGATATGAAGTGGACATCAGACCTAAATAGCTGCGCCTAATACCGCTACACTTTTGCCTGACCATGTTTTCCTCCGGGGAATGGGCTGGCGGTTTCCATAAAATGGCGGACCTTTTTCAGTAACTGCCACATTGAGCGGCACTGATGATTACGGGTTATCGTGTCATGAAGTGCCTGCCATAGCTGTTCCACATGATTCACCCACGGCGAGTAAACCGGCTGGTAAATTACCCTGAACTTGGGATTTGCTTTCAACCAGCGCTGTGTTTCGCGGCTTTTATGGATAATGTAGTTATCAACGATCAGCGTGATTGTTTTCGCCCGCCGGTAAGTGGCTTTCAGGTGCTTCAGCAGAGCGATAAACAGCGCTGAACTTTTGCTGTTGCCGCCCACGTAGCTGACTTTACCCGTGCCACTGTGCAGTGCGCCGGCCAGATAGTATTTTTCGTTCTGCCCCGGCGTCACTACCCGTTTCTGCTGTCCGCGCAACTGCCAGTCCGCACCGATTTTAGGATTAAGGTGGATATCCACTTCATCTTCATAAAATACCGGATGCTCTGCGCTGCATTCATCCAGCGCTTTGTGGATTACCGCCATCTTTTCATCTTTATGTGGGTCACGGATACGCAGAGTTGGCGCGGCCCTGCGCCATACAAGCCCCGCAGATGGCAACCAGCGGCGAACGGTTCCTGCATGTAACTGGCAACCGGTTATCTCATTGATTTTTATTGCCAGTAATTCGGTGCTCCAGCGTGAACGTTGATAACCAAAATCGCCGGGAGAATGCTTTATCAGCTCACGTAACAGGGTGCAGATATGTTCAAAAGGCCAGCGTCGGGAGCGCCCTGCGGGTAAGGATTTCAGGCCTTCAATACCTGAGTGCGTAAACCAGTTAATCCAGCGACCAACGGATGAACGGGCACAACAGAGAGTTCTGGCAACATCGCTGACCCGTTCACCCCGATGAAGCATCAGCATGGCCGTGAGTCTGCGGGCATGATTTTTATCACGCGTTTTATGAATAGCTTTCTGCATCAGGCGTCGTTCGCCACGGGGTATTGGTACTATGATCGGCATCGCTCAGTCCGGTTGGTGATTTTGGTTGGTTTGGCGATTGATCAGATCGCACAATCCGGGCTGAGTTCCCTTTCAGTGATCTACTATTCCGCGCAGCTATTTAGCGGGCGCAACGGGAAACGCATCCGCAGGAAGTTTGACAAGAAAAGTGAAGCAATCGCATTTGAAAAACATACCCAGTACAACCATCACAACAAAGAATGGCTGGCAAAACCGACAGATAAGCGGCATCTGTCAGAGCTAACAAAAATCTGGTGGGAACTGAAGGGCAAGCATGAGACTCACGGTCGAGATTACTTGAGCAAGATTGAATTGTTCACAAAGATAACCAGTGACCCTTGCGCCTTTCAGATTACTAAATCATTGATAAGCCAATACAGCGCTGTGCGGCGTTCTCAAGGCATCAAGCCATCGAGTATAAATCGTGATTTAACGTGTCTTAGCGGGATGTTTACGGCGTTGATAGATGCGGAGCTATTTTTCGGTGAGCATCCATTCCGGGGCCTGAAAAGGTTAAAGGAAGATAAACCGGAAACTGGATATCTCACGCAAGAAGAGATCGCCGATCTCCTGTCCAAAGTAGATGGGGATAATAAAAAAATTGCGATTCTTTGTCTTAGCACCGGCGCGAGATGGAGTGAGGCAGCAAAACTGAAAGCGGAAAATATCATTCAGAATCGCGTCACGTTTGTTAAGACAAAAACCAACAAACCGCGAACCGTTCCGATATCCGAGGAGCTGGCAACAATGATCACAACTGGTAAGCGTGGCTATCTGTTCCCTGACGCTAACTACCCGGCGTTCAGGCGGCTAATGAAGGAACTCAAACCCGACCTACCACCGGGTCAGGCTACGCACGCATTGCGTCACAGCTTCGCCACGCACTTTATGATAAATGGAGGCAGCATTATCACGCTTCAGAGAATCCTCGGACACTCAAGAATTGAGCAGACAATGACATATGCGCACTTCGCCCCTGAGTACCTTCAGGACGCGATAACGCTCAATCCTTTACGCGGTGGCACTGACGCTCAGAGTGTCCACACAGTGTCCACGCTTGAATGATTTTTAGTGGTTTTCAGTGGTCTTGTGTGCCGCGCAAACCCGCATTGCACCACTGAAAGCCCCTGTTGTAAGGGTATTTAAACGCCCTTACACGGGCTTATTTTTTATGCATAAGCCCTATCCCTGGTCACCGTCTTCC